GTGGGAGTGTCTTAGATCGTGTATTCTTATATGATGGAATCCGTATCTTTTACATGTCCTTTTTAGCTGAGATTGTAGCCACGAATTAGTAGTTTTATTAAACAACCTATCATTTTTCCTTGGCCTATATATGGTCTTTATATACTCATCTATATCTGCTTTTAGTCGCTTATGTATGTATACTTTCCGTACGGAGTGTTTGTTTTTAGTAGCACAAAATTTTTTACTTCTGTAGTCGTATGATTTGTTTATATCAATATAATTATCATGGATATCACCAATTGTCAGCCCTAATAGTTCACCATATCTAATTCCTGTGTAAAAGAGTATCTTAAAAGCAATTATTTTTTCAAAATCATCTAAATACCCTAAAAAAGTATTGAATTCATCAACGGTCCAAAAGTCCATCCTTTTATTCTCTACTGGGAGCTTATCCAGAGATTTTACGGGGTTGTATGTATGGTTATACATCTTACCATTGTATGAGTATATTGAGTACAATATTTCTGTGCTTTGGTTAATAGTTTTATTAGTTTTCCCCAGGCTTATCATATGAGATTGCCAGTCCATTATATTTTTCGGGGTTATTTCTAGAAGCACTAGGCTGTTCATATACTCCAGGTTTTTTGAGTACCATTTTTTGTTTCTAACAGTTGATTCTCTAAGCCTACTGGATATATAAGTAAAATATTCTTCCATTCCCTGTTTTAGGGTGATATTATTCTTATAGCTAGATAGGAATTCCAATTCATATTCTTTTGCTTCTTTCTTAGTTTTAAATCCTCTTTTTTGTTTTTGCTTAAGGTTGCCCATGTAATCATGGTAATATACCAAAGTTCTCCATGTGCCTGATTTTTCCTTATATTGAGGCATTCACATTCACCTACCTTCATGTTATAATGTAGGTATCACAAAAGGACCTATAATAGGCCTGTGATACTCTGTAAGAAGTAGTTGATCCGCCAAGATTCTGACTACTTCTTTTTTTATTAGAAATTAGTTTAGATTCATATATATTTACTTAATATAAATAACACAATGGGAACCATAATAGTTCCAATAAACCATTTTCTTTGTTCCTTTTCACTTTTAAGGATAAAATTCTCAATCCTAGATGAAATATTTTCAGCAGAATAATCTATTTTATCTTCAAGTTTCTTTAATTTAACATCTATAGTTTCCATTTTTGCATTGAATTCTTCTCTTGTAATATAATTCATACCTCCACCTCCAGATCCATCATTTCGTAATTTCATTATATCACATTTACTATATAATGACGAGTCTACAGGCAATATGTCTCTATTTATGTTGTTTGGAAAATCAGTTACATTGTTTTTATTTATCCCCATTTATCCTCCTCACAGTTTCAAGTATATAATCAAGATCATTATCTCCAAGCTCGATTTCAAATTTACAACCATCATTTCTGACAAACAACAATGACAAAGGCTTATTGTCCAATGCATCACTAATAGCTCTTATATTAACTAAAGATTTTGATGAACTTTCAATATAGTAATAAAATGAAATGTACTCCCTTATAATAGCATAGAAACATGAGATATCCCTTTCATAATTATCTAAAAGTTCTTCATCATAAAAAGTCAGTAAGGATATGGATTCTGACTCTCCGTGAGTCTTTCCACGAAGTTCATCTTTAAATAAATATCCAAAAACATCAGTTCTATCCCATATGGCAGCATTCTCATAATCTTCTTTCGCTATCATTCCTGCTTTAAGTTTTTCTTTATTTTCCATTTCTATACGAATATATTTTCCATTAGATGCAAACACTGTAAATGGAATCCCCATCAACATCTCAAATAATTCACTAATCTGAAAAATGTTATATTTTAATTCATGTGGTTTAAATGAAAGCAATACTTGAGTAGCTTTATTAAATATTTGATTGTCTTTACTGTAATATTTTAATGGTTCACAAAAATAATTATATATATTATTTCCATTTTCATATGCCATAATTAAATACCTCCTAAATTTGTAAATTTAAATTATAAATATATTCCTAGTCTAAACTAACAATATATTTAACAACTTTCCCAATAAGCCTTAAGCCTTCTGAATTCTCGTATTTAACTTCAATGGCAGTAAATGTATCATCAGTGCTATCAGGTTTAAATAAAATTCTCTGGTTTGCAGAGTCATTTATAAATCGCTTAACGCTGTAGGAGCCATTTTCAGAAAATACAACTATATCTCTATCCTTTATATCATGGATAGCATTTCTAGAAGTATCTACAATAATATAAGACCCATTAGGAATTATATTATTCATGGATTCTCCATTTATTTTTAGCAAAATAATATTTTTGCTTCTAGCATACTTCCCTAAAATTTTATCCGAAAGCGATATAAGTTCATATTCCTGGATAGCATCAATATTTTCTAGTGAACCAGCCGAAATTGATACGGGAAAATATTTATAAAGGTCAGCGTTATTAATAGAATTACCTTTCATAGAGGTATCGTCAAAATCAAGAACTTGTAAAGGAGATATATTTAAAGCATTTGCAAGAGAAACAATATTATTTTGTTTCATATTTGCTATATCTCCAGATTCCCAACGTGAAATGGTAGCTTCACTTACACCAACTATTAAAGAGAGTTCCTTCATTGTATATCCTAATTTTTTTCTAATATCCTTTATATTAGCCATATTTTCACCTCCTCTAGGAATATTATATCATTAGACTTTCATAAACGCAAGTGGACTATTAAAAAAAAATAAAAACTTGCGTAAATGTATTGACACATTTAATGCTATGTTATATTATATAATTACAAACTTGCATAGACGCAAGCAGAAAGGAGGTAAACATATGACAAACACTAGTCTGTTAAAATATCATATAGCCAAATCAAATATTAAGGCAATTGATTTGGTAAAAATAATGGGGATTTCAGAAGCTACGTATTATCGTAAAGTGAATGGAAATAGTGAATTTACTAGAAATGAAATACAAGCTATAAAAGATACTCTTAACTTGTCTATGGATGATGTGGGAAAGATTTTTTTTAATCAAAAACTTGCGTAAATGCAAGATTGAATTTTAAAATCAGCTCCGACTGAAATCTAATCAGGGAGGATTGGGACATAAATGAAAAACCAGCCCGAAGGCTGGAAAGATTTGCTTACAAATATCTGATTAGAAATAAACGTATAAACATTAACAGCTCAATTGCTATAAATACAACATCCCAGCATATATCTGGGAACATGAATTCAAGAACAAGCTGAAAAATGTTTGACGTAAAAATCTGCACCAATATATTGCAGAAATCTTTTTTAAAAGATTGAGGTGGACCTCTAATTGTATTTATGTTTGTATAAGTTTGATGTTGAATTTTAGAAAGAGTTATTTCAAAATCAATCAGAGCTGGCTTTAATAAAAGAATTAACTTTCTAGCCATTTCTCGGAGTTTTTCATAAATATGTATAACCATTTTGCGAATTGGGTTGTATGCATCTGAAATTAAAACACTCACACACTCATTGATTGAATCAGTTATGGACTGATATAGCATTGAAATATCATTTCTATCAGTATCATTTACTAAAACAAGCACAATATCACCCCCTTCCTGATTAGATTTCAGCAGGAGCTGATAAGTAAATTATAACATAAGAGGAAGTAAAAAAAAGAAAGGATGAATAATATGGATAATTTAACAAAGAACAAAGACAAATTTACAGATTACTACAATGAAGATGAAATGCCAATAATCTTGGCAGAAGAAAAAATTTTAAATATCAAACCATATGTCAAAAAATATAGACAGGTCAGCTTATCAGGGCTTAATAAAACCTTAGCACTAGAAAAAGATTGGTATGTTTTAAAAATAAAAGCTGCACAGGCAGATAATGAAGATGCTCTATTTTTATTAGGCTATGCTCCAGAATTTGCAAAAAAAATAATAGAACTAACAAAAAAAACAACAGATATAGAAAAGAGCACAATTTAAATGACATGACTCAAAAAAAATTGCACTCTTTTGATTTTAATTAATACTTCGATTCTATGTAAATAATATGTGAAGTATCAAAGGATATTGATTTTGAACCAGATTTAAATTCTATGCTGGATGCTACCGTCCAATTATTTAAATGAGTTCTTCTAAGTGAATTAGGTGATGCAAAAAGAATATCATCAAATTCAAGCTCTTCAATGCTATTGGATTTGTTATCGTAATAAGAAATTGCTTGTACATCTGAAATTTCAATAATATCATCAATATCTTTTAACTTTACTTTGACATTCATAAAAAACACTCCTCTCTATAAACTCGGTTTTAAAAAACCTGTAATTCAATTATAGCATGTGGGGTGTACAAAATTATTAAAAATTTAAAAGTAATATAGGAGGTGTAAAAAGTGAATTATTATTTCGATGTAAACGACGTAATGAAAATTACTGGAAGAAGAAAAACAACTTGCTACGGACTGATAAAAAAACTTAATAAGGAATTGAACAAGATGGGAAAATTCACTGTCAATGGCAAGGTCCCAAGGAAATATTTTGAAGAAAGATTTGGATTAGAACAATAAGAGGTGTAGATATGAAAGAAATTGATGCTTTTCTAGGTGCTATCTGGTATGCCCTACTAATAGGGGTTGAATATATCAAAGTTGGCTGGGATAAATGGCAGAATATATAGCAAAATCTAGCAAAAGGAAGGTGAACATATGTTAATTAAGCAAGAGATTCAGGCAATTCAGGATCCTGACTATAAGTTTACTGTTGAGCATACACCTACAGGGTGGTTGATTATTTGTTATAAAAAAGATGAAATGACAGGCTTTTTCAAATGTATAGGAAAAGTAATGAATATATCAAGAAATTCAACAGGCTTTAAATCTTTAAAGAAATTTAAAGGGATTAGTAAAGAAGTGAAAATCAAATTACTGCAAATAGCATGTAATTATATGGATAAAGGGGTATCAGTATGATTTTAACATATAAAATCAAAAAAAATAGGACCCGCAAAAAGTCAAGCGAATCCAAAAAAATAATTGTTGTAAATATTGTAATACAAAATTCAAAGATAGTCAAGGGGAGGTGATTTCATGGCTGGATGGATAAAGGTTCATAGAAAAATTTTAAATTCTGAATTTTATAGAGGACTTACAGGCAGACAAAGAGATGTGATAATCACCTTACTACTCATGGTGAATCATGAGCCTAGGGAATGGATTTATAAAGGAGTGAAATATAAAACTGAGCCAGGACAATGTGTTACATCACTTCAAAAAATTGCAGATCGTTGTGGAAAAGACTGTACTCGTGAAGTTGTGCGTGCAACCATAAAACACGCAGAAAACGCACATTTCCTAACACACACAACACACACAACACACACAGTTATAAGTATTGAAAATTGGGAGAAGTATCAAGATGTTAACACAGAAAACACGCAAAGTGCACGCAACATAGACACAAAAAGCACCTGTGTTTTAAACACTAACAAGAATATAAGAAATAAAGAATATAGGAAGTATAGTCCTGACTCTGATGAGTTCAGGCTCTCTAATCTTCTTTATAGGCTCATAAAAGAGAATAATCCCAAGTTTAAAGAACCTAACCTGGATAACTGGTGTGGACATGTGGATAAAATGATTCGGTTAGACAAAAGGGCAGCTGATGATATTGAAGCAGTAATTAGATGGTGCCAGCAGGACGATTTTTGGCATAAAAATATACTATCAACAGATAAGTTGAGGAAGCAGTTTGATAAGCTTTACATGAATATCCCAAAAGATAAAAGGAATGTAATCCCATTTGCTAAAATAGGGGGTAATGATGATGGAATTGAATATTTCTAAAGAGTTAAATCACTATGAGTTAGAGGCAGGTGTAATAGGGGATATTATTGTGGATGCCCCGCTAATGATAATTGCAAATGACAATGGATTAAGTGAAGATGATTTTGGATTTGAGCATTTAAGTCAAATATATAAATGTATTCGAAAATTATATATTACAAAAAAGCCAATCGACATTATAAGCGTTAAAAATGAATGCGACAAAATGGGCCTAAATATTGATATGTCATATTTATCAGAACTTGTTAAATACTCCATAGGCAGTAATTTTGAATATAAAATTAAACTTATAAAAGAATTGGCTTGCAAAAGAGATGTATTGTATAGGCTTAAGTGTATAGGGCAAGATATGAATAAAAAGAGCTTATCAGATATTGAAAATGAGGTTAAATCTATATCAGATATATTTTCAGAGAAAGGAACTGTTGATGAACTTATCTTAGATGCATCGGAGATTGATTTGATTGATGATAGGGAAGGTCTTAAAACTGGGTTTAAAAAACTTGACAAGGTATTGAATGGACTAAAATTGGGGACATTGACAATATTGACTGGAGAGCCAAGTTCAGGAAAATCAACACTTTTAAATCAAATTATAGCAGAAAATATAAGTTCTGGAAACAAAGCTTTTATTTATTCTGGAGAACTAACAGGGTCAAATGTTCTTAGATGGTTCATAGATACTGTGGCAAATATTAACGATCTGCAAGAATATAAAAGCATGGGAGACACATATTATAGTGCAAATAACCATGGACAGTATGCTATTAAAGAATGGGTTAAAGATAGACTTTTTGTTTTCAATGAAAATAAGTCGCCCAGCATACCCAACATAACAATGACAATAGAATATTTAGTAAGGGTAAAGAATGTAAAACTGATTGTTATAGACAATTTAATGACGATAGACAGGGGGCAACTTGAGGAATTTGAAAAACAAAAAGAATTAGCTAAAATATTGAAAAATTTGGCGAAAAAATATAGAGTATCAGTTATTTTAGTCGCACACCCTAAAAAGAAACAAAACGCTAAAGAACCATATCATATGCATGATGTTAGCGGGGCATCTGAGGTTGTCAATCTTGCCGATTATGAAATATTAATATCAAGAGATATTGGTGAGGATAAAAATGGAAATAAGTATGATATTACAAAAGTTATAGTATTAAAAAATAGAATTACAGGCAAACAAAGAGCAAAATTTGATATTAATTTTGATGTTATGAGGAGAAGATTCTGGACAGATAAGGATGAATTAAATAAAGATTATGGATATGACAATATGACAGTTAAAAATCAAGTTAAGTTTGTTGAACTTGAAAACATTGCTGATGATGTGCCATTTTAGGAGAATTAGATATGGATGTAGTTGAGGAATATTTGAAGAACTTGAAAAGATTTGATGATGCAGAAAAGTATTTTGAGTCACTAAGCTATGAAGAACTTAAGGATATAGAATCTACAAAAGAATATGCTGCATTTTTGAAAATCTGGGCAAACCTTGAAAGGTTATACCCACTTGCAAAGGCAGCCGGATGTACCAGAATTAAATACTACGAAAGTTAGGTAATTATATGTGAAGGCTCCATGCTATAAGTGTGAACAGCGACATGTAAATTGTCATGACAATTGCCTGAAATATAAAGAATATCGAAAGGAGCGGGAATATGTGTATAAAAAAGCAAAGGAAAGTGTTGATTTAAGAGGATATTTTCAAGATGAACTTAATAAGAATGTCTTTGGAAGGGGAAAGAAAAAATGATGGAATGGATTTATAAACATAGATGTAAAATTTATGCCGTAGCTCTAATTTGTAGTTTTGACATGGGGGTGTTTGTAGGATATGGAATTGTGAAGCAGGAAGCTAAGACTTACGTAGGGACAGTCATTAAGAAAGACTACCAACCAAGTGAGATAAAGTACGAAAGAAGAGACGAGTGGATTGATGGCAAGTTGAAAGTAGTCAAGGTGCCTGAAAGAGCAGAAGAGCAGTACTCCTTTTTACTAAAGGATGTTTTTGGAAGCCAAACAACAGTTTTTGTTACCAAAGAGGAGTACAAGCAATTTGAAATCGGGGATAAATACAGGAGGTAGGAATTGTGATAGCATCTTAAAGGAAATTTATAATCAAGCTATGGTTGGTGGCAATACAAGAAGGGAGGACAGTAGTATATGGATACAGGACATGAGTTGATATACATGTTGCAAAAGAAAGCTGTTCAATATGCAATTTTTTATTTAGAGGGCGAGATTGAATATATAAGATCCCATGTTAATCCTGATGCTGATTTGGATGACTATAACAAAGCACTGCTTCAAACGGCCAAGGGTTATGAGCAGGACTTAAAGGATTTAAGAAAGTGGGATAATTTAGATGAAATTTTAAAGGGGGCAGAATAAATGTTTAAGATTAAAAGATATTGCAAGTTTTGTGGTGAAAAGTTAGATTTATCCCTAAAAAATCATTATGTAGCTGAGAAGTTTGAAAAAAAATGGATTATTCACAGATGTAAAAAAAATATGATGCCATAGACTGTACATGCTGTGGCAGGCAGTGCATCATGGGCGAAAGATTCCGCACAAAACATTCGGAGGCTAATTATGACAAATAGCATAATTTCAATAATTGAAGATTTATTAGATGAGTTAGAGGATTTAGCTTATGAGCATAATACCGATTTATTAACAGCTAAGCGAAATGAAATAAATTTTGCAATTAAGCATCTGCTGTGTGATGATGTTGAGGATGATGAAAATGACATGGTCAACAGCCCAGCAGATTATAAGCTAGGCGGATTAGATATAGAGTCTAAGGATGTCTTAAAATCAGTCTTAGGTACTAAAGGTTATGTTCATTGGGCTTGTGGTAATGCTATGAAATACATCTTTAGGTGGGAAAAGAAAAATGGTCTTGAGGACCTAAAAAAAAGCCAGGAAAAACTTAGATTTTG